CTTCTCACTTACAGCTCCTAAACCTCTGGTATATTACAACATGGACGTAGGGCTCGAGGGCGTCGTCCACAAGTTCTCCAAGTATCGTGACCAGATCCTCGAGTATCGCCTGCCCGTGCCCGACATGGTACGTCGCAACGAAGACAGCGCTCAGGACGAAGCCGAGAAGATCTGGGATAAATTCGAGGCCTCGTTTGACGACACTATCCGCACGTCAGACATTCGTACCGTGGTAGTAGACACGGCTACCGAGCTCTGGGAACTGTTACGCCTGGCCCGGTTCGGATCGCTCAACAAGATCAAGGGCTTCGGCAAAGACGCTGCCAAGTTCGCCTACGGGCCTGTCAACGCTGAGTTCCGGAGATTCCTGCGTCAGATCCTGGATAAGTCCGACAAGAACCTGATCCTGCTGCATAAGATGAAAGCCGAGTACATAGCTAACGAACGCACGGGTAACTGGGAACGCGCAGGGTTCAGCGACATCGACTTCATCGCCCAGGCTGTGATAGAGCTCGACCGGATCAATCCGACACCCGACGACCCGGAGACGACCTTCAAGCTTACCGTGGTGGACTCCCGGCATAACCCCACGGTTAATGGCACGGAGCTCACCGGCCCGATGTGTAACTTCCCCTTCCTGGCCAGTATGATCATCGAAGGGACGACCCCCGAGGATTGGGGATATGAGGAGGAGTAGACCATGCGAGATTTCCGTTGTAAGGTACACCCGAGATACGAAGGTAAGCGTAAACCCAAGGCGCATTGTTTGGTCTGTACTTTGATCTACTGGTTAAAAGATGCAGACCATTTTGGAAACAAAGAAGCCGAAGAGTTGTTCTCACCTTGGATGAAGTTCACCGAGTCCAAACCCTACAAGGAGTAGACTCATGCTAACAAAAGACGAGATAATGTTTATCCTAGAAAAAATCAATCCTGGCTTTGGGTATTCGGACGACCCTAAGATAGCCAGGTTGCAAGCGAAGCTGTCTATAATGTTGGAGCTTGCCGAAACGAACACTCCGCGAAAATAGGAACCCTGATGTTCACTCAACTGGTTCGGTTCATCAACGAGCTACCCTGTGACACGATCACTTTTCGCATCTCCAGGGACACCATTATCCTGGAAGCTCCCGGCATACCTGCAATCGGTCTCTCTTGATCCCAGTTAACCGGTACCGTAGATATGCTTCTCACCAGAGACATGATCAGTAAGATCCGACAGGCTTATCGAGACACGGGGATGAACCTATGAATAATACGGTATTCTATCGAGAGGCGACACGAATACGTCGTCAAGCAAAGTGGCTTGCTAAAGACTATCTAGACCTGACTGGAGATCTACCCGGTTACAGACAGATCATGCGGTTGCGGAGACGCTTTATCTGGTACTGCGGGTTCTGGAACACTCTACCGCTAAAGGTTATATCCGATATCTTGAAACGGATCTACGCTCCTGCAATCACCGACCTGTTTAGCCAGCAGACGCAGCTAAAGGAGTTGTTCGATAAACGCATCACTGTTAGGCACATAGGTATGCTCCTATGATCTTTCTCGACGATCGCCAAGGTAGCGGCGAGCTGGCTACCCTTTTCCAGTTACCCTGCACTCTCTGCCGGCTGGAATATGCCGACGCCATGTTCTTTGGTAACGGACCCCAGGGCGGTGTGAGCATAGGCATCGAGCGCAAGAAGATCCATGATCTGGTTGACTCGATCTCTACAGGACGCTTATCCGCTCACCAACTCCTGGGCTTGACAGATTCCTACGACGCTGTATACTTGATTGTCGAGGGTTACTGGCGCCCCGGAGACGCGGGTATACTGGAAACCCTGAACAGCCGTCACCAGTGGACGCCAGTCGAGCACGGGAAACGCCGCTACATGTACCGGGATATCGCCGCGTATCTCAACTCTGCAATGATCACGGCTCATGCTCATGTGCTTCGAACCTCTACCCCCAGAGAAACCGTACTCTGGGTAGAATCTATCTTCAAAAGCTGGAGTAAACCATGGACAGAACACACCATATTCAAGAAGTTCCAAGACGTCCCGCTGGAGAGAGCCAATCTGATCCCACCGACAGTCACGCGCCGAATGATGAAGGAGCTCAGCAAAGTGGGCTGGGAGAAATCCAAGGACCTGGAGAAGGCATTTCCGTCGATGGAAAGCCTGATCTGGGCGAGCCCCAAGGAGATAACCAAAGTTCCGGGATTCGGCAAGAAACTGGCTCAGACGGTGTACGAGGAGCTCCGGGGAAAAAAGTGACTGTGACGTTTGACTGGGAATATCCGGATATCTCGAGACTCTCGGCCGACCAGGTAGAGAAGTTCAGCAGTAATCCTGGGAAATTTGCCAAGGATTATATTGCTGACGCCGAGTATCATGACTCTATAGTGGCCGCAACGTATGCCCTAGCACGTTCTCGCGAGACGCGGTTAATGGTCGAGGACTCCGGGTTCTACGCTGTACTGTCCTTGTTGGCTTTGCGTCATTGCCAGGTACTCAAGAAACAGTTGCTAGAGATCAGTCGGTTGCAGATTCGACCGTTTATAGTTACCCCCAAGGAGGACAAAGCATGAGATCAACAGATGGATTAAGAGAAATCGAAAACCGAGGACCTCACTACAGGATTGCAGGGTCCACTCAAATGGAATCTATCTACATCGCATTTCAAGCCGGCGCCATTAAAGACGTCGGCGTTAACGGCTGCCAGATCTCGGATCTCCTCCAGATCTGCATTCACCGACTTCAGGGATTCCAGACCGGTGCCTTTCCTTGTCGCGAGAACGCTCTGGCAATCACTAAGATGGAAGAAGCTCTGCTCTGGCTGGAGAAACGCCGGCAGGATCGTCTGACCAGGGGAGTAGAAGGCGAGGAGGAAGCATGAAGTTCCGAAAGAAACCAGTAGTCATTGAGGCTTTCCAGTGGATGATAGACCAAGCTCCACAGTGGTGGCGAACAACCCCAGGTATAACCGTAAACGTCTACACGCGTTCTGCCTTTATCCCTACCTTAGAGGGTCTACATGAAGCAAAAGTTGGGGACTGGATTATTAAGGGAATCAAGGGAGAACTGTATCCTTGTAAGCCGGATATTTTTTGGGCTACTTATGAGAAAGCAGAAGAAGAGCCATGAGTAAAGACCCGCGTGAACTGACCAAGGAAGAGTTTATTGCTCAACTCGTCAAGGCTGGTTGGCGTAGAGACGAGGCACTGGAAGAATACCATTCGGTCATGGAAGAAGAAGAGGAGGAACTCCAATGCTGATGAGACAGTCTATTTATGCTGAACCTGTAGACGTAGACCCGGCCTTTGGACAGTTTCGTATCGGCCGCAACTACCGACTCGAACAGGTATACCGTGATGCTCCCTACACCTGGCGAGTCATCACCTTCAAGGGCGAAGTCATCGTCAGCGGCCAGGACTGGGAACACGCGAACGACCACTTCAATAGACTCGAGGACTCCTTCAAACGTAACGAGGGTAAGACCGTAGGACAGGTCTCGTTCATACCCGAGTGTGATTACGAAATAGAGGAGAGACTAGCTTATGCCGCAAAACGCAAAACAGAAGAACAACGCAAGGGAAACGACACCTGGTAAACAACTTTTACAGGTAGTCGAGTGTATCATATGGGGATGTCCTAAGGATATCCAACAGCTTAATATAGATTCCTATATGCTCAAGGTAGTGGCATGTCGGAGAGCTTTTGAAACTGAGGCAGACGCGCAAGATGAGGGACAGTGTGAACGCTTACGAGACGTGAAACGATGGACATTGCGCATTACTGTTGAAGCGCTACCGGATAACAATTAAAGTGACTCCTACCTCCTTCCAACTCTCCCAGACCTGCACCCGCTGTAAGCTCTGCGAGTCCCGCACTCATATCGTCTGGGGCCAGGGTCCTCTAGACGCGCGCGTCATGATCATCGGCGAGGGTCCCGGCGAGAAAGAAGACCGCAACGGCATACCCTTTGTCCAATGGGCTCGCGGCGGCAAGGAACTCCTCAAGGTCTGTGATCAGAACGGACTGTACCGACCGGATATATTCGTCACCAACCTGGTCAAGTGCCGTCCACCTAATAACCGCGACCCTAAACCCGCTGAAATCGAGTCCTGCAACGAATGGCTTCTGGCAGAACTAGCCACGGTTAGTCCCGAACTCGTTATTACTGCCGGCGCCTACTCTACCAGCTACATGCTCGGCACCAAGGCCGACATGGAAACGGTCCACGGCATACCCTTTCACGTCACACACTCTGGTCTTAACCAACAGTTCTGGGTTATTCCCGTCTACCATCCTGCTGCGGCATTGCGTTCCCCCGATATTCTCCTCAAGTTCCAGGCGGATTTCCGAACCGTGGGTGCCTGGCTCCGCGGTAAGATCCAGAAACATCATATCATCGACCCCTTTGAGCACGCCGAGACATACAACGTCATCTGGGACCCGGAGAAACTGGATCTAATCCTCTCCGGGGCTCATGAGTGTGCAATCGACGTCGAATGGCTTGAAGACTACACGCCCTACATGATCCAGGTGTCTACCTCACCGGGCAGCGGATACGTCGTTTACTTCTGTGACGAAAAGGTGCTCTCGGTTCTTCGGAAACACCTGAAACGTTCGGATATGATCACCTGGATTCATAACATGGCGTCGGACTTACCCATCCTTGAGTCCGACGATCTGGCCCCGGCTAATCCCATCGATACCATGGTTATGGCCTATCTGCTCCAGGCCGAGCCCCAGGGACTCAAACCTCTGGCCTTCCGTCACTTCGGAATGCGAATGCAGGACTACCAGGACGTGCTATCCGAGGCCGCCTGGGACAAGGCCATAACCTACCTGCAACAAGTTGCCTCTATGACCTGGCCGGACCCGGAGCCATTGTTGATAATCAAACCTGACGGTACTCCGAAACTGAAGAAACCCAGTAACATGCTTAAGCGAGTCAACAACATCCTCAAGGACGTCATCACCAAGGATGCCAATCCCAAGGAGCGCTGGAAGAAGATCAAACTGGAAGAAGGCCGTGAGGACGTCGAAGACCTCCTGGGACCCATGCCTCAAGGAGATCTCTCCGATGTGCCGGCAGAAAAGGCTATCTATTACGCGGCCCGTGACCCGGATGCCACTATCCGCGTAGCCGGGCCTCTGTGGGAACGCATTCAGGATCTAGGGTTGGAAACGGCTCTAGCCACAGACGTCGCCGCGCTACCCATGGTCACTGATATGATGACCGTGGGGATACGACCAGACCTTAACCACTTTGCCAAGCTATCCGAGAAATTCGACGCCAAGATGGACGTCCTTCAAGTCCAGATCAACAACATGGCTGGTAGAGCCGTGCGTATAGGTTCGCATCAAGACGTAGCGCGATTATTCTTTGACGAGCTACACTTGTTCAAGGTCAAGAAGGATTCTACCAACGCTAAGGTCCTGGCGCGTCTACAGCACGAGCATCCGATAGTGCCACTAGTCAAAGCCTGGCGGGAAGTCCAGAAACTCAAGAACACCTATGCGGATAAGTTACCAAAATTAGTGGGCAAAGACGGTCGGGTTCATACGACAATCCGGGTTACTCGCGCTTCCACTGGAAGAGTCACGACGACCCGTCCCAACTTACAAGCCCAGCCGACCCGATCAGAAGATGGACGAGATATCCGCAATGGGTTCATAGCCGACCCGGGACACGTGTTCCTGTCCAATGACTATTCAGGAATCGAAATGCGCATGACAGCGCACATGTCTCAAGACCCCTTGCTTTTAAAGATCTTCCGCGAAGGAGGGGATCTGCATTCAATTACGGCGTCTAATATCTTTGGCGTACCTCTCGATCAGGTAGACGATCTCAAGCACAGATATCCAGCTAAACGTTTAGGTTTCGGTATCCTCTACGGCGTGTCAGCCCTGGGGTTACGCGAGCAACTTCTCATGGCCGGGCTCAGCTCAGACGAATGGACGGTGGACCGCTGCCAGGAACTTATAGACTCTTGGTTTGACGTCTACTCCGGTGTCAAGGCCATGATGGACGCTATCCACGAACAAGCTCGCCAGAAGGGTTATGTCCAAGACATGTGGGGTAGGGTCCGGTTCGTGGCTAACGTCCACGCAGCAGACGACGCCATGCAAGAAGAAGGTATACGCCAGGCAGGGAACGCCCCGATACAAATGGGCGCTCAGGGCGTGATCAAAAAGGCCATGGGAGAACTCAATCCCCAGATCCGGGATCTCAGACGCTCCGGGTCTTGGATATGGCCACTGATTCAGATACACGATGATCTGTTGTTTGAACTGGAGGAATCCGCGGTGCCTCTGGCGGCTCCCATCATCAAGCATTATATGGAGAACACGATCAGGCTGCATGTACCGGTCGAGGTAGATCAGAAGATCGCACGACCAGGGGAGGACGGAATCGCTCGCTGGGGAACTATGATAAAGTACAAAGGAGAACCGGCATGACGCCCTACTCAGTTACCCGTTACCTCAAGGATCTCCCCAGAGACTTCGGTTATGCTCTTGTCGATATCCTCGACTCTACCCAGGAGATCGTCTGTGCTCGTCTTATCATCCTAAACGAGAAAATTCTCCCAAGCAGGGACTTGGATCTGATTGAAGATCTCGATCTTATCACGGATACTCTTGCCAACGGCACTGCTTGCGGAGGGACTGACCGGACCCCGGAATAACAAAGGCGAGGAGAACTCCGGGCTCCCCTCGCCTTAGATATTTCTACCCCTTGACTCAGTGTGTCTGGCGCTCTTCTAACCTAATCGCCAATATCAGGTTCTCATCTCCTCCTACATACTCCAGCGCTGACTGCCTGTCCCGGAATACTGCAAATGCTCCTATCATTCCGGGCGCCCAGTTTACTGTCATCGCCAACGAAGACCCTGCGACAGTAAACTCCAGGATCTCTTTCAACACCACCGCAGCGTATGCAGTCTTCATTAGCGCCCCTCCCCACGGTAAACTTCCCGGAGAAATATCCCCAACCAGATCAACACGACTACCAGTAGGTAGACCTTCAAACTCACGCCGGGCTCTACTTGTCCTTCTTTTCACGTTTGGCAAAGTACCGGGCAAATGGATCTCCCTTTTTCTTGGCCCCGGAGATAACGCGCTCAATAACCTCGGCGTCAATCCCCTCCTTCAGCATGTTCTCCCGGAGAGTCTTCTCGATCAGATTCACCCGACCCTCCTGCACGCTGATACTCCCCATGTCCAGGGTCTCGATCTTGTCCACTCCGGTCTCCAGCAGGATCTTGTTCACCAGCTCGTTCGCCCTGATCTTGCACTCCTCGGCTTCCTTGTCGTGCAGTGTCTTCTTCTGATACCAGTCTATCGCCTTCTCGATCTCCGCTTTCCAGGGCAACAGTATCTCCGCATTCTCGCCTTTCAGTTGCATTAGACATTTCCTCCTTGTCGTCAAAAGTTATGAACTTCACACACTCGTTATGAATGGCCCGAATAGTCCGGTCTATACCCTCCGGCCAGTTCTTCAACCGTCTTTCGCAGTGACCACATGCCGAGAGGACCTCCAAGGTATTGGATTTGCTCGGCAGGGCTCCAGAATCTCTTCTGGATCTGGCTAACGTCCAATCCTGCAATGCCTCGGTCTGTATCCTCTCGCAGGCTTCCGGCAACATACGGCAGTTGAACTTCTCACAGAGGATCAACCTGGCTTCGGCTTCGTCTCTAGTCATTGGTCACTTCCTCCTCTTCTTCTTCTCCCCTGACAGCCCCTTTATACTTATCCGCAAGCTTAAATCCTGCCTTACGCCCCATCATACAGGCTATACAGGTATTGCTCCAGGAGTCGCCGAACTTGCAGGTCGTACATCTCTGAGCTATCTTGAGATCTCCTACTTGGACAAACGGTATTCTATGCTTTTCGCCCATTGGCAAGCGGTATCTCCTTTCTCCAGGACCATGTGGTAAAGAACCTTGACCTCTTGGGGATCTACATACCAAACCGGAATATGGAGATCCATACACCAGGATGTTTCTCTTTGAATACCGTAGCTATTCTCCCAGCCGGGTAGACACAGGACCAACATCTTCTCAGCCCATTTGCGGATAAACGTTTTGTCCAGATCCAACCAGCTCCGTGCATTTAACCAACGTCCCGTCTGTGCCATGGACAGCAACACGCTCTCCAGTGGTACGGTGTGCGTCAAAGGAGAGAACACATCTACTCCTTCGGCAAACAGCAGAGCCGAGAGCAGCGTGACCTTTGCAACTCTCGCCTGTCTAACCTTGGCACTCTTACTGGTATACGGACAGGCCACGTACACCCGATGCCCTCTGAGATGTTGGGACAACAGTTGTATCCACCTAGCCCTTATAGCGTTTTCCTCAACCTTACTTAGGT